TCTTGATTGTTGACTTGTAGGCAGATAGGGCCAAGGCCTTGTAAAGAGACTCAGTCATCTCAATGGATTTCTTAGAACCATAGACGAATCCCATAGCTGCAAGGGCATCCCCAAGAGCTGTGATGCCTAGACCTGTACGACGGCCACCTAGCGCGGCAGACTTAATTTTGTTCCAGAGGTCTAACTCTGGTCTCTTGACGTCATCTGGCTCTGGATCATTCTGGATCTTTGCAATGATCTTGTCTACGGCCTCGATCTCAAGATCAATGAGGTCATCCATGAGCCGTTGGGCCTTGACCACCGTGTCCTTCAATCTTTCATTGTCGTATGCGGCGGCAGACGTGAAAGGATTCTTTACGAACTTGTAGAGATTGACAAGCAGCAATCTGCAAGAATCGTAAGGGCTTAGAACGATTTCACCGCATTGCTCGCTAGCGATTAGTATATCAACTGGATTACGGAAGCTTTCGACATTTTCTTGTCCAACTTTGAAACATAATGTGTGAATATCATCCACAGTTCCGTTGTACACATCTTCATGTCCAGCGAACTCAACAGACACAACACGGTGGTTATGAAGTGAAGCCTCAGATTTTAATTGGTTCCACGAATGAAACCCATGCTTTGTCCCAAGTCTTGCAGGAAGATTATTTGATTTGCAGGCTTTTGTCCATTCGTCGCACAATGGATCTCTGCCAAGATCAAATCGCAGCTTCGTATAAACATTTAATTGCTCAACTTTATTTTTCGAACCTGTAGCTTCGTGTAGCTTTTGGAGCGAAGCTACACGAGCTGCATTCTTGCCAGCCTTGCGATTTGCATAGTAATTTGAGCATGAGTGACCGCAGAATGAGATTTCTCTTCTATCGTATTCATTCCAAAAATTAGTCTCACACCATTCGCACTTCTTTTCAACTTGCAACTCATTATTGAAAACTCGCCACGAATAACCAGATTCTTGGGCCTCAAGAGCTCTCTTTGCCATTCTTGGATCAAGTGTCGTAAGCTCGTTTGAAATTCCCAGTTTATTAGCGACACCTGCTGCAACTTGAGAGAATTTCTCGCCGTTGAGCCTGAACGAGTTCAAATACTTTGGCAAGTTATTTTGCTCAGCATAACGTTCCCAATCTCCGCCGCTAGGACGTCGTCCTAGCGAAGAAACAAGGATTTCGATATGATTCATTAGTTCTTCATTATTAACTTCATATGCCCTTGGGTTGTTTTCACCTCGAACTGATTCTGACAGTTTAGCTAAATATGCAGCAAAACGTGTGGGATCAGCTTTGATCTTGAAGATAGGATTGTTCTCTCCTTTGATTAAGGATGCGTGATAAATGTCATGGTCCTCTTTACTCATCAGGTGCAAATTATTGATTGCATTATTAGAGGCATTGAAATCGACGTGATGAATTACCTCACGCAGTCCTACTTTTCGACCATGATGAGCCTCCCAGACAATTCTGTGTTCTGCCTTCCAGGATTTGGAATTACAATCTTTAACCCAAACATAATCTTGCGATTGAGTGGCGCGCAGTCCAGGTAGAACTTCGTTGAACTTTGCATGAGTTTTCTGAGCAATCCATAATGAATCGCCAGATTGAAGTTCTTGCACAGTCTTTCGTGTTCCATCACGAAGTATCATCGTGTGATTACCTGTTGCTTTGAACGTATGACCGCCTTCAATGGTGACCTTGTAGACAGGCATGCTTTTCCCCGTACAACGCGGGTTTCTCATGGTCTTTACAACGATTTTTCCTGTGTCATTATTGTAAGCGTAAACAGGAACATCTACACCAGAAGCAGCCAAATCACCGATAGAAACATATCTGCGACCATCAGCGACAGCAATTTGCGTGTCATAAGCAAGACATGGGTTTGTTGATGTAGAACGGTATTCGGGATATGCTTCCGTCGGAGTACGCTTCTTGACTGTGTCCCAAAAGAGTAGACCTGGCTCCGCTGAAGCCCATGCTGCCTCGATGATCTCGTGCCAAAGTTGCTTAGCATCAACATGTTCTTCCACGGTGTGCTTCGCGTCCTTCTCAACCGGGAACCGAAGGTGTACCTTGTCACCATCCTTCACAGCCTGCATGAACTCATCAGTGAGACGGATGGAGATGTTTGCACCGGTGACCTTCTTGAGGTCACGTTTGATGTTGATGAATGTGCGAATCTCTGGATGGTGAACATCGATAGTAAGCATCAATGCTCCGCGGCGACCTCCTTGAGCCACCTCTCTGCAGGTATTGGAGAATCTCTCCATGAAGACACCGATGCCGTCGGTAGTACGGGCAGCGTTGGCCGTCACAATGCCCTTAGGGCGGATAGTGGAGATATCAAATCCGACCCCGCCGCGGCGCTTCATGATCTGAGCCTGTTCCTGATCAGCCTTAAGTATGCCGGCATATGAATCATAAGGTGACTGAATCACGAAACAATTTGACAACGACTGATATTGAAATGCATTTCCAATTGCAGACATCGGTGATCCTTGAGGAACGATTGGTCCCAGACCACGGGATTCCGCAGCCAATTCATCTAGAGACATCTTTTCAATCTGAGATGCATCAAGATGATCGACGTCTGCCAAGAGACAGAAGATATCCTTTTCCGACATTGGATTAGGATACTTCTTCTCTATCCTCGCAAATTCCTTTGCAAGTCTGCGGTGCATGTCTGACGGAGTCAACTCCAACAGATCACCCTTTGGAGTCCTGAGGGCGTACTTATCTACGAAAACCGATGATGCTAACTCATCGCCGTTAAAATACTTGAGTGATGCTTGATATGCTTGTTCGCGTGTATGTGACATATTAGACTCTCAAAAAGGTGGAAGGGTAATTATATAACGTTTGCCTCAAGAGTACTCGGCTTTTGTAGAGAAAATTCTTTCTTCATCTCCTGCCACTTGGCTCTTAAAGCTTTCTTTTGTGCTTCATCATCAGTTGCAGTGACAGATTCTGGCGAATCTGCTGCACCAACAATTTCAAATTGGCTTCTTGCCGTATTGATTTTAGAAGGATAAACCAGACCATCTCTACCTGCACGGTTCTTTGCAACGTACAACCTACCCCATCCAGATGCCTTCTCATGTGACCTTCTAGACACAGAGATGATGAAGTCACAGATCATTGCCTTGCCGTATGCTTCTGACATGTTCGTCATGTCAATGATTTCTGCATTTGCTCCCTCTTTGTTGGATTGTGATGCAGTCCAGACAGGAATGCCATATTCCATCGCAAATCCTCTAAGCTCTTCATATACGAGCTTTAATTCATGACGCAGAGAATCAAACTGTCGAGTCGATCTCATAATGTCTGCATAATCGATGATGATGATGTCTGGTCTAAAGCCCTTCAAATCCAATCGTTCGACATGTGATCGAATAGTGAAGATGGATGCTGTGTTCGTGGGATATTCTTTAATGAATAGCCGACCAAGGTGCTTGTTATCGTCATAGAACTTTTTGACCTCATCCTTGCGATCCATGACTTCATTAGAATCCATGTCACAAAGATTAGAATCATAACGGATACCTACTGCCGTTTCAGACAACTCAAACGTGTAATGAAGAACGTTCTTTCCATGCCTCAATGCATTGGCACCAATCATCGTAAGGAAGTGGGATTTACCTGAACCTGATCCACCAACCACACAGAGCAATTCGCCTTTACCAGATCCTCCATTAAGCAATTCTTTCTTATCCAATTCTGGAATGCCTGTTGGAATAGTATCTCGCCGAAGTCGGGTAAACCTTGCGTCCATCTCATTAAAGAAGTCGTGACCTACAGACGGTGCAGTTCCAACTTGGACGGCCTTCTTAATTGACTCTACGATGGATTCATATTTATCTGCCTGCATTTGATCGACTGCATTCTCAAGAGCAGCCTTAAGAGCTTGCTTTCGACAAAAATCAAGCGATTTATCTTTCACAAATTGCAAATCTCCTGGGTCTGGATTTGCCTTCATCCGTTGGAGATATTCAATGATCTGATCACGTAGAATTGTGTCTGTTCCTACCTTAAGGTCTTCTCTAATGATCGTTACAAGAAGCTGTAGCGTTGGAAAGACCTTGTACTTCTTTGAATATGCAAAGTAACGATCTGCAAGAAACTGAAGATATTTCAATTCAAAATATGATGAATCGAACACTTCTGTCATTTGCTCTGCCCATTTTTGATCTGTTAGCAAAGCCTGACCAATCTTTTCCTGAAATGATTTACCATAGGTACCGAATGTTACCTTGGATGTTGTTTTATTTTCGTAATCAGACATTTCAATCTCCGGTCGTGTGATGAGTTGCAGTCACACATTTTAGATCGTAAAAGAATCCCTCGATGTCAAAACCTTCAATTCCTTCTTTGACTAACGCTCGAATTAACCCCATCCTATCTGTCTTTGGCTCAAATGTATCGATGACATATTGCACCTTCGAAACTTGATCTCCAGACAACATGCTACCATCAAGATGTACCAGCTTCCAATTTCTTCTGACGTCTTCAACGCTGTCCATAATGCGGCGATAAATAATAGACTCGTCAACGTGCGCTTGACAGTAGTCAATGACTTCCTGTAGAATTACCATCTGGTCGCCGCCCAGGATTGGAATTTTTGATGAAACTTTTTTAAAACCGACACCTTTTATTCCAGGAACGTTGTCTCCTGAATCTCCGCATATCGCCTTTGCGATTGCGAAGTTGTGGGTACGAATCCTAAACTCATCAAAGATATCTTCTGCAGTCACTATCTTCTTCTTGTGAAGACTATAGATTCTTGTTTTATCATTTAGGAGTTGATACATGTCTTTATCAGAAGACACTATGATCTTATCTTCACCCCTGAGAGGACCTGAACATAGATGTGCGATGGTATCATCTCCTTCGCAATCTGAAACATACACCTGACAAACAGGGACAAACTTTAACATTCCAAGCAATGACATCAACTGATGTTTCTTGTTCTCTTCAGAATCTGGTATGTCATCGCCATAGAAACGATTCAGCTTCTCAGGCTTTCTACCCATCTTGTATTCTGAATATAATTTCCTGCGGCGTTGCGAACCACCACCTTCCCAGACGATGTAAATCTTGCAAGGCTGAATCTCTCTCGTGATTCGTTGCATGGATTTAAGAAACCCAACACAACCGCCCATCTGCTCACCATTCTTGTTCATGGTGGGATAGGCTGCCCAGGACCTTATAAAAAGATTCTGGGCATCGATTATCAATATCGGATGATCTTGACTCAATGTTGTACCCTAAACGCCAGTGCTACCAAATCCACCTTCGCCTCGATCCGTCTCTGATACTGTCTTAGCCTTCTGGAAGATCGCTTGAAAAATCGGAAAAAACATTAGCTGTGCAATCCTATCACCTTTTTTAACAATAAAATCTTCCCGGCCTGAGTTATACAGGATCACCTTTACCTCCCCACGGTAATCGTTGTCTACGAGCCCGGGAGCATTTAATACCTGAATTCCACTCTTTGCTGCAAGTCCAGATCTGGAACAAACCTGTGCTGCAAATCCAGATGGAATTTCCATCTTCAATCCCGTACCAACAACCAATCGAGATCCAGAAGGAATTACGACGTTGTCTGTTGACATGAGATCACACCCTGCAGAACCTGATGTTTGGTACGCAGGAATCAAAGAATCATCATCAGTGATTACCTTGATCCAAATTGGATTAGTTGGTCGTTCAGTCATCTGATCCTCCATCATCAGTAACGTTGTCATCTACTTCATTTGAATCTACGGCGGGGCCAGTAACTAGCGTCAATGCACAATCAACTGCTTCCATCAACCATGGACCATGTTTGGCATCGCGTAGAAGTTCACCAAACTCAGACTTATAGAATTTCTTCTCTACAACGACCTCGCCTGTCTTATCATCAACGACACTGAGCTCTTTCCATGCACCTTCTCCAGAAATATTGATTGTCTTACCTTTTCGTTTGATGAATCCAGCGTCCTTACAATAAGAACGAACCTGGTCGAAAAGGTATTCATCCTCGACAATTCCCTTACCAAAGATGATGTCAAATTCGCACTTACGGAACGGAGGAGCAACCTTGTTCTTCTTAATCGTGGCAATAACGTGAATTCCAATAACGTTACCAGCCTTGTCTTTTACTTGTGTTCCAGACGTTAGCTTCAATCGAATTGATGCATGATAAGGAATTGACTTTCCTCCAGGAGTAACATCAGGATCGCCATGCATTACTCCGATGGCCGTACGCAATTGATTTAGGCATAGAAGAGTTACATTGTTCTGCCCAATAACTCCAGTGATCTTACGCATGCCCTTTGAGATGACTCGGGCCTGAAGACCAATTGTGTTATCCTCATATTCACCATCAAGCTCTGCCTTAGGGGACGTCGCTGCTACTGAATCCCAGATGACTAGAATCGGAACATTCTTATCAAGGATCTGCTTGGCCTTTGTGATTGTAGACTCGATGATCGAAAAGACTTCTTCTGTGCAGTGAGAATCGCAATACACAAATCGCTTACGAACATCGATTCCCATTGTTGCAAGCTTGGCTACAGGAGTTGCATTCTCGGTATCGACATAAACAACGAGACCACCAAGCTTTTGAGCCATGGCCGCGGCGTGATAGGCAAGATGAGACTTACCGATAGAGGGAGCGCCAGAGATCTC